CTGCATCCAGCAATGTCGATTGGGAAACTCTCGAGCTAGCCAGGCCGTACCAACGCGTCCTGGCTCTCGGCAATTTTGCCTCAGCAGCTTTGTCCAAGCTGGGCATCCAGCACTTCCAGCTACCTCATCCCAGTCCCCTCAACCGAAAGCTGAACGATCCGATCTACGAGAAAACTGTCCTCCGCGACTGCTATAACTATCTACATGAAGATTGAACTGACTCATTACTATCCTGAATTCCTACGGTACTACAAGCTAGCCGAGGACCAACAAGCCAAGTGTAATCTCGGCACGACTCCTTACAGGGGCTCACAGATGGGAGACGATCTGTTGGAGAATGTTGAGCTGTACGATGTCGTCGAGCGCAAGTTCGCTGGATTCTCACAGATCGTGAATGATGTCTTCTATGGCTGGACGGACAAGCATCCGTACTGGCACAAGATGAAAGCCGGTCATCACACGAAGCAGCGCAAGGAGGTTGCGACAAACTGGTCCGGTAAGGACGGCACGTTCGGTCTCGAGGAGTGGCTGTATGTCTTCCTCCTGCATCGAGTCTGTGGATCTGGCATCAATTACGCCACGAAGCCTTCTGGCTACCACAATACTCTCCTCTTCGAGTTGTACAAGTGCAACACAATCGAGGAGATGGTGAAGCTGCTGAACAAGCACCCGAAGTCCTTCTACACATCGGTTGGTTACCAGTTCCCGGCATTCCCGAAGCCCCCGGCCGGCTCGAGCCACAAGCGTGGCGGTGACTACTACCTCTCGGAGTTTGCTCCGAAGCTGGTACGCGAACTTGCTCCATGGCTGACTGCAGGTGAAAAGAAGGACCTGCGCGAGATCGGTGAGTGGTTGTTTGCCTGGAACAAGAAGCACGACCTCCGTGCCTATCGTTTCCAGTACGCAGCATTCATCGCTGATATCGCTGACTGGTTTCCGCAGTACGTAAATCCCACAAGCCACTTCTACTACGGTTCGAATGCAGTAGAATGCATCTCGTACCTGGCCAAACCCCTTGGTCGTGGTAAGGAGGAACAGTTCCTTGATGCCGTGATGGAGCAGATCTACAAGGACACAGGCTCGGTACCGTACAATGCAGAGGACGTCTGCTGTGACTTCATTCGCTGGGTTGAGAACTACGTTCGTCCTGGTGCGGACTACAATCACCTGGACCGAGACAAACTCTGGTCATCGCACCGGATCGTAGACCATCCCTATGGTCGTCAGAAGCCGATGCTCGAACTTGGTCTCATCAAATCTTTCAACGATTTGGATGTACATCCGTCCGACGACTACGTACTATCTAGGGCTGGAATGACTGTTACGGAATACAAGAACAAAGTGAAGCAACTCTATGGCACATGATAATCACGTCGTTGATGGGATCAACAAAGACCTCAGGGGAATGTCCTGGGCCGATGCCAGGGACTATTACCTTGGCCTTTGCGAAGGCTGGAAGCCGTACAACCCACCTCCGGTTGTCGTCGAGCACGATGGTGTTCAGGTGGTTCGTGACGATCTGATCGTCGGAACGAAAACTCGAGCCGGAGATCTTCTGGCTGCAAAGGCTCCACTGAAGACGATCGTGTACTGCCAGCCTCGTGTGGGTCTGGCTGGTGTCTCGATCGCTGATGTGGCAAAGCGGCACAACAAGGACGTGGTCCTGTTCATGCCTTCCTCGAAGGAGATCTCACATCATCAGGCCTGCTGCATCGAGCGAGGTGCCACTGCGTACTTTGAACGAATTGCGGCAATGCCGAATCTGAACCGGAAGGCTGAGATCTGGGCCAAGGAGAACGGTGCTTTCTTCGTTCCGCTCGGGCTGAAGCACGAGTTGGCTACAGCTGGCATCATTCATGCCGCATCGATGATCCCCGAACCGGATGAAGTGTACGTCGCGATCTCGACAGGCGTTCTGTCCCGTGCTCTGCAGATTGCTTGGCCGAACGCCGAGTTCCACTGCGTGGCTGTGGCTCGCAATCTCAAGGCCGGAGAACTGGGTCGTGCCGAGGTCATCACCGAACCGTTGGACTTCACTGCAGCGGAGAAGAAGGAGAACCTTCCTCCGTTCCCTACGGTCAATACATATGATGCGAAGGTCTGGAAATACATTCCGAAGAACAAGAAGGGCAAGAAGATCCTGATGTGGAATGTTGGAACAGAGCCTCAGCTGAAAGATCCTACAATCATCGCAAACACCAAGTCATATCGCGACTGGCCGAAGAAGACTGCAAAAGAATGAAATCCGTACTCGTAACTACTCCCATGGCTCCGATCTCGGAGCGCATCAGTTCGCACCGTGCTGCTCAGGGTGTCATCTATGCCGATCAGATCGAATCTGCCGGTTATGACGTTGGCATCAACTTCGGCGGAAAGATCGAGAACTACAACGACTGGGACGTCGTAGCCGTCTATCATGGAAATGATTGGGGCGGTTCGGTCAACATGTTCGGTGGCGTCAAGGCGTACGGCGCCATCGATCAGATCGCTAATCTCTCAAAGTTCAAGGGAGAAGTCTGGTCCCTGGCCATTCCTTTCCCGGACTACGTAGGAATGATCAAGCCTCGTGTCGATAAGGAACCAGATGCTCATCCATCTTGGAAGGACGTCGACTGGACCAATCTGTCTGAGATGGTTGCATGCTCGAAGGTCGTTGTCCCGAACGACCTGGTGAAATCGGGTAAGCTGGCATTTGGTGATTCTCATGCGATCTCAATGTACCGTCCAGGATGGAAGGTCAACTCTGTTCCGTTCAAGACTCTTTACGGAGCTTTGGAGATGGGACTTGAGTCGTTCGTAGCTGGTCAATCGATGGACAAGGTTGAGGTGCTCGAATCCTATTTCGGCAACATCGACATCCGTCATCACCTCCTGCGTCAGCCTAATCCGAAGGAAGCCACAAAGACTCTGGTTCGCCGTTACGTTGAACAGTGCAACAAACTGCGTAATTCGACGGGTGCAGAGGTGATTCGAATCTGGGAGCCACTTCCTATCGAGAACGAATCACGTAAGCTGCCAAAGACTGGGTACTACAAGGACACTCCGTTCTATGGATCCTGGAAGGAACGCACTGAGATTCGAAAGGTCTTCGTGGACGAGCTGCTGAAACACCGCGGACTCGGTCTTGAGGTATTTCAGTGGACTGACAAGATGCTCAATTCCACTGGAGAACTCGACTTCGAATTCATGGAGAAGCCACAGTCTGTTCACCTTTCCAGAGCTTCGTATCCCCACTGGACCGGAAAAGAATGGAACGAAAGCGCCAAATAAGATTTACAACCGTCACGAAACGTGACATGATTCTACTATGTCGTCATTACTATCAAAGCTGAAGAAGAATTCGAAGATCGAGCTCACCGATGTCCTTGACAAGTCTGAGCTCTTCAATGACAAGGACATGATCCCGACTGAGATCCCCATGCTCAATGTGGCTCTGTCTGGATCCCTTGACGGTGGCCTGACCTCTGGCCTTACGGTACTCGCTGGTCCCTCAAAGCACTTCAAGTCGAGCTACTCGCTCATCATGGCCTCTGCGTACCTGAAGAAGTACCCTGAGTCGGTCATGCTGTTCTATGATTCGGAGTTCGGTTCGCCTCAGCAGTACTTTAAGACGTTCGGCATCGATCCGGCTCGAGTCCTTCATACTCCTATCACCAACGTTGAGGAGCTGAAGTTCGATGTGATCAATCAGCTCGAGAACCTGGAGCGTGGCGAGAAGGTCATTGTGGTCATCGACTCTATCGGCAATCTGGCCTCGAAGAAGGAACTCGAGGATGCAATGAACGAGAAGTCGGTTGCAGACATGTCTCGTGCCAAGGCCCTGAAGGGTCTGTTCCGTATGGTGACTCCGTACCTGACCATGAAGAACATCCCGCTTGTGGCGATCAATCACTCCTACAAGACCATCGAGATGTACTCGAAGGATGTCATGTCTGGCGGTACTGGCATCTATTACTCTGCCAATGCAGTCTGGATGCTTGGTCGCCAGCAGGACAAGGATGATGATGGCCTGCACGGTTATCACTTCGTGATCAACATTGACAAGTCCCGGTTCGTCAAGGAGAAGTCCAAGATTCCGATCTCGGTCTCGTTTGATGGCGGAGTCCAGAAGTACTCTGGCCTTCTCGAGCTTGCTCTGGCTGGTGGTTTCGTCACGAAGCCTTCGGTCGGCTGGTACTCCAAGAAGGGTGAGACGGACAAGTTCCGTGAGAAGGATACGTACACTGCTGAGTTCTGGGATCCTGTGCTCAACTCGAGTGAGTTCAAGGAGTTCGTCAAGGCATACTACACGGTCGGATATCGGTCCATGATCGATACTGCCATCGTCAAAGCATCAACAGAGGATGAAGATGAAGAATAAGATTACCAACGAGTCATACGGTCTGGTCGACAACGTCGAGTTCGGCGAATCGCCAGTTGCAGTCTACTCTGTCAAGATCAAAGACAAGAAGTACAAGAATGTCGTGGTCTCATACGGCAAGATTGGCCTGAATGTCCAGGACGATGGAGCGACTGCAAAGCTGTCGTTCAAGTACCAGATCGACGATCCTGCAAAGTTTGATCGAAAAGATCTGGAGAACGACAGCGACTTCAATACATACCTCGGTGACCTGCTAGCCCACATTATCCAAACTGCTCTTGATACCGGTGCCTACAAGGTAGGCGATTCTCCGGTAAAAGCCTCTGACGAGGTAATCGATGTCAACACAACTACAGACAACAATCCTTCAGAAACTGGTCAATGATGAGTCGTTCTGCCGCAAAGTACTCCCATTCATCAAGACCGAGTACTTTGATTCGGCACATCGGTGCATCTACAAGCTTGCACTTGACTTCATTGGCAAGTACAACAAGCTTCCGACCAAGCCATCACTGGAGATCGAGTTCCAGAACCACGGTGACGTAACTGAAGAACTGTATCCTCATGCAGTCAGGGTTCTCGAGTCTATCGCCGAGAACCCTGTTGTTGAGGAGACCTGGCTCCTTGAGAACACTGAGAAGTGGTGCAAGGACCGTGCACTTCACATTGCTATCCTGGAATCCATCCAGATCATCGATGGCAAGAAGAAGGATGCATCCCGTGACGGTATTCCTGACATCCTTCAGAAGGCTCTGGGAATCAACTTCGACAACTCTGTCG